TCCAGCACCAGGTCCCGTTGTTGGATCGATATCAACAACTTCTTTTGAAGCGTTTTCATAGTGGTGAGCGGCATTTATTTGTGATGAAGTGCTGTGTAATACTATCGTTTCAACAACACCACTGGTATTTGTAGATTCTATGGTTTCACCTGCGGTAAAAGTTCCGGTATTACTACTTATGTATAGTTGTCCTAAATCAAGTTCTCGATGTACTATTCTTCCTGAATGACCACTTATGTTACCACTTATGGTTTGACCAACCTTAAACCTATCAGTGAGCGTTGTACGTGTTGTCAGGATTAACTGACTGTATATTTTTGTGGCTTTTTCATGCACTGCCTGTTGAGATAAAGGCCACCCTCTTTCACGTATCTTTCCATTCATTAAATAGAAAGTCCAGTAGTAATCTTCAGTATCATAAATCGTAAACGACGCTTGATCTGGTCTTTCTCCTGATTGGATATAATAATCTTGGTATGAAGTGACGGCATTACGAACTTGATCAAT